GATGAGATCTGGAAGACTATCGAGCAGTTCCCTCGATACGACATTAGCAGCGAAACTCGTATCCGTAACAACCGATCTGGGCGGATCTTGAGGCAGGATGGCCATCGAGTAGTGATCAGCCAGGACGGTGAAAAGTTTGTGGTATATCTCGACAGGCTGGTAGATGAATACTTCAACGACAGTTATGAAGAATGGCGAACCATTCCCGATGCTCGTACGTATGAAGTAAGTACTAAGCGACGGGTTCGGAATCGTCGCACAGGAAAGCTTGCGACCATATTCAGGAAGCCAAGTGGGCGAGAGTACGTGCAACTTACGGATGCTGGACAGCAGGTTCAACTGCAACTTTGGTACGTTGTGGAGACCGCGTTCGGACGTCAAATCTGAGCCGTGTACTTAAAAACGGGAAAAACGCCCTTTTTGATCATGCTTTTTGCGCCGTTTTTGGATGCTGTTTGGGAGCTCTCTCGAAGCACTTATCAAGATCTTTTAGTTAGTTTCGAAGAGACCAAAAGGGGTCCAAAAACCAAGATCAAAAGGGGTGTTTTTTCCGTTTTTAAGAACTCTGGCAAAAATGACGACGCCTAGTGGTGAGTATCATAAGGCAAAAGCCCAGTTCAGATGCTTGTGGTACACATATACCCTCTATAACTTTCTGCCAAGAAATCGAGAAATAAACTCTTAGACAAATCGAGGTTTGTAACTTTTTTACCGTCAAATCTGACTCTATTCCTATTCTCCTCGCCTGATATGAGATAAAAAAGTTACAAACACCACTCTGTAAAAGTCTTTATTGCGAAAAATCTTGGATTTGACGACACCCCTATTAACCCCCTATCAAGGAGGAGCAAAGTGGAACGATGGCTCCCCATCGACGAGTTTCCCGGTTATTCTGTCAGCAACAAGGGCCGAGTCCGTAATGACCTCACAGAGCGAGTCATGAAGCCGCAAACCAATCAAGGTGGCGTAGTCATGATCGGTCTTATTGGAGAGGATGGCAAGCAGTATAAGCGCTCTATCGCAAAGATTGTTGCTGAACGGTTCCTCCCGCATAACACTAATGAGTTCTTTGATACTCCCATGCATTTAGACAATGATCGTTCGAACAACTCTGATGAGAACTTAGTATGGCGACCAAGATGGTATGCAGCCAAGTACCGTCAGCAGTTTGAGTCATACCGTCCGCCTTATATTAATGAACGAATCAAACTAGTTGGTACTCGAAGACGTTATAAGAACTCTTGGGAAGCCGCTATTGATAATGGGCTTAGAGAGTTCGAGGTTGCCAAGTCTATTCATGAAGGGACAGTCGCATGGCCAACGATGCAAAAGTTCGAACGGGTCGAATGAAACTTGTTGTCTGGACCGATGGCGATGATCCTTGGGACGGCTTCATTGATGAGTACGGTGATATTGTGTTCCATGACAGTCCACAGTGCTGGAATCTCGAGATCGGCGATCAGATTCAGTACCACACCGAGCTAGGAGTCTCATGCTATATTGTGGCCGACGTAGAGCCTCAAAGTCCGTTCGATGGGAGTAACGTATTGGTCAAAGTAAGGGCGCTAGGCCTCTAATCGAAAAAAAGTTATTGACCCGTCAGTTCTTCGCGGGTTATAACAGAAGGAATGGAGACAAGCCTTGTAGTTTTGACGGTGTGAGAGGAGGAACGCCTTGCCTGAGCGCAGCTATCAACCGCACATTATTAAACGGCTCCGCAAGGAGTTTCCAAACTGTTTGATTTTGAAGAACGATAGCAGCTACATGCAAGGTGTTCCCGACCTTATTATTCTGCATCACGATCGGTGGGCCATGCTTGAAGTGAAGGCTTCTGAGAAAGCGTCGTTTCAGCCCAATCAAGCATATTACGTGTCTGAGTTGAACAACATGTCTTTTGCTGCTTTTATCTATCCGGAGAACGAAGAAGAGGTTTTTCATGACCTTAAGCAACTATTCGAACCTCGTCGAAGAGCCCGCAGGTAGGTTCTTATATTCACCTAGTGGTACTGGGCCGTCACGGAGCTTCTCAGAGGCTTAAATGCATACTTGCTGACGATCGTACTCTGGGGGATTCGTGATATTTAACAAGCATCTGAACCTTGAAGGTCAGCATGCATTCTTAAGTCCAAGCAAGTATCACTGGATCAATTATGATGACCAAAAGCTTGAAGCTGCATTCATCGCGAATATGGCGGCTCGACGTGGAAGCGAGTTGCACGATCTAGCAAATCGGCTTATTCGTCTGGGAGTCAAACTTCCGGGCAACGGCAAGACTTTGAGCATGTATGTGAATGATGCCCTTGGGTATCGTATGACTCCTGAGGTCACGTTATTTTACTCAGAGAATTGCTTTGGCACAGCAGACGCTATTGGGTTCCGTCGTAATAAACTGAGAGTCCACGATCTTAAGACTGGAATCACTCCGACCTCACCGCATCAGCTCGAGGTCTATGCTGCGTTATTCTGTCTCGAGTATCGGTTCAAACCGATGGACATCGAGATCGAACTCCGAATCTATCAGAATGACGAAGCTCGAATTTACGATGCTGACCCAGACGATATTACTCACGTCATGGATCGTATCGTTACTTTCGATCGTCGCATCACAGCTATCAGACAGGAGGCACTTGGATGAGCTTTGTAGTTAGCGAAGAAGATTATCTGGCCCACTACGGCGTTCTCCGTAAGTCGGGTCGTTATCCTTGGGGATCTGGCGAGACTCAGTCGGAGCGTAACCGGAGTTTCCTTAGCATGGTTGACGACCTCAAGCGTCAGGGACTGAGTGACGTCGACATCGTCAAGGGCTTGGGTCTGGAAAGTACAACTCAGCTTCGCGCTGCAAAGTCGATTGCCAAGAGTGAAGAGAAGGCGGCTCAGATCGCCACTGCTCAGAAGCTTCGTGATAAGGGGATGGGCGCTTCAGCCATCGCCAAGCAGATGAACATCAACGAGTCTTCTGTGCGTTCTCTTCTTGCCCCTGGAGCTGCTGACAAGTCGCAGGTTCTCGATGCCACGGCCGATTTCCTTAAGGCTCAGGTTGCCGAGAAGCAGTATTTGGATGTTGGTACCGGCACTGAGTATTATGTCGGACCTGGCGTCAGTCGCGGTAAGATGGACAACGCTATCGCTAAGCTGAAGGAACAGGGCTACGAACTTATTCCGATGCAGATCGATCAGCAGGGAACTGGCAATAAGACCAACCTCAAGGTTCTTGCTCCTCCCGGAACCATCTACAAGGATATTGCTGCTGACAAGAGCAAGATCCAAACCATCACCGGATATTCCGAAGACGGTGGTCGGCACTTCACGGGCATCCTTCCGCCGATGAGTATTTCAACCAAGCGAGTCGGCATCAACTACGACGAAGATGGTGGCTCCGACGCAGATGGCGTTATTTATGTGCGTCCTGGAGTTAAGGATGTGTCCTTGGGTGGTAAGAGCTATGCTCAGGTGCGAGTCGCGGTAAATGGCACGCACTATCTCAAGGGCATGGCCATGTACAAGGATGACCTCCCTCCTGGCAAAGACTTGGTATTCAACACCAACAAGTCGAAGGCTAAGATCGGTGACGATCCGCTGGCTGCCATGAAGCCGATGCAGAAGGACCCGTTCGATCAGAGCAAAGTGGATCAGGCCAATCCATTCGGATCAACCATTAAGCGGCAGATCGGGGATATTGATCTCGATACTGGTCGAGTCAAGAAGCTTACTTCAGTGATGAACGTGGTCAATGAGGAAGGCGACTGGGATCGATGGTCACGTAATCTGTCTTCTCAGATGCTCTCGAAGCAAAGCCCTCAGCTGGCTAAGCAGCAGTTGGATGTGACGCTCGAGAATAAGAAGGCAGACCTCGATGACATTATGCAGCTTACTAACCCAGCAGTTAGGAAGAAGCTTCTTCAGACATACGCTGATGGGGCTGATTCTTCTTCTGTAATGCTAAAGGCTGCTGCTCTACCCAGAACACAGAGCCATGTTATTCTTCCGATGGATAGCCTTAAGCCGAGTGAGGTGTACGCACCTAACTATAACGATGGCGAAAGGGTGGCTCTTGTCCGTTATCCTCATGGGGGTAAGTTTGAGATCCCTGAGCTAACGGTCAACAATCGAAATGCTGCAGCCAAGAAGGCTCTTGGTCAGGCAGAAGACGCTATCGGTATTCACAGCAATGTGGCCAAGCGTTTGTCTGGAGCAGATTTCGATGGTGACACTGTTCTGGTTATCCCAAATGCCAAGGGTCAGGTTAAATCCGAACCGGCACTTCATGCGCTAAAGGATTTCGATCCCCAAGCCAGGTACCCTGGTTATGAGGGCATGAAGAAAATGACGGCTCATGGCAAGGGTACTCAGATGGGGGTAGTTTCAAATCTCATTACGGACATGACCATCAGGGGTGCTAGTAACGAGGAACTTTCTCGAGCTGTTCGGCATTCTATGGTGGTCATTGATGCTGAGAAGCACGGTCTCAATTACAGGCAGAGCGCCAAAGACATGGGCATTACTCAGCTCATGAAGAAGTATCAGGGTGGTCCGCAAGGTGGGGCATCAACTCTTATTTCTATGCGTAAGCAACCCGTTAATGTACTGGCACGTAAGAACACCCCCATCATTGATAAAGACACGGGTAAGCTTATCTGGCGTGAGACTGGCGAGAGCTGGATTGACAAGAAGACTGGTGAAAGAGTCTTCAAAACGCAAAAGTCTTATGCGCTTAAAGAGGCTGAGGATGCGCGCAAATTATCATCGGGCACAAAGATGGAGAACATATATGCTCAGCACTCTAACAGTCTCAAAAGCTTAGCGGATCGTGCAAGGCGTGAGCTGGTCAGAACCCCATCTATTAAATCAAATGACTCCGCCAAGAAGACTTATGCTAATGAGGTGGAAAGTTTGAATGCTAAGTTGGCCCTTGCGATGAGAAATCGCCCTCGTGAGAGACAAGCTCAAATCCTAGCGAACGCTAAGGTCAAGGCCGTTAAGGATGCAAGTCCTGACATGGACGAGACTCAAGAGAAGAAGCTTAGAGGTCAAGCTCTCGCAGAGGCCCGGTATCGCTCTGGTGCTGTGAAGTCCACCATTGTGATCACCCCCACCGAGTGGCAGGCCATCCAAGCAGGCGCTCTCTCGAACAACAAGGTCGTTGACATCTTGGACAACGCTGACATTGACAAGGTCAGGCAGTTGGCTATGCCTAGAACGCCCCGTGGTATGACCCCCGCTAAGGAATCTCGAGCACGGTCGATGCTCGCGCTTGGTTATACTCAGGCTGAGATTGCTACTAACCTGGGCATATCGGTATCAACGGTTAAGACTATTCTCTAAGTGAGGCGTGATGTTTGATGCCATATCCCTATGACTAAAAATTACCCCCCCGGTGTTTAAAAGTTGGGTGGTTTGAGCGTTAATGATTCATTCTTCGTACCCCACCCCCACCCTCTTTTAAACCCACCCCTCGTTGACTCGATCTCAGAATGCAGCGAAGGTTATAGTCATGAGCACCCCCCGCACATGTAGTAAGTTCTGAATGAATGGGTAATCCCCCAGATACTTTATGGTTATACCCCCATGGATTCAATACCCCCATGTGTTTGTAACCCCCCATCTTTTAGAATGCATTACCTCTGTGCGGTGCTCATGATTAGAACGACGCCTACCTGCCTGTCGATGTTAACTATTCTTACCCCCTGAGCTTGGAAGAATGCTATGGATGTTATGGGCGAACCTTTACTATGTGTTTGGTTAATACCCCCCACCCCTAACAAACAGCCCCCTTGGTTTTAAAAGACCCCCCTCCTAATGTTTCGTTTAGTGAGGAAACATGCCCCTACACATGCTAACCACGGTAGACAACCCGTACAATCCATGGACTGAATGGGCTGAATGGTACGCCTGGGATTATAGGGCGGGGTATCATACGCCAGGCCTTCTTGCCAGAGTGGTCCAGACTAGTGATGAACTATCGGATCCCGACCAGGTGCTAGCTATCGAGACTGCTATTGATGAAATTGTCCGAGAGAATCCTCTTGGTGTTCATCGTAAAGTACCTGAACCCGAAACGGTCTCAACGTAACATTCCTATTCGATAGCCCATCACGGGCCATACCGACCTCTCATTGCCAGAGGCCAAGAGCATCAAGATCATTCTTCGGAGTGGTCGAGAACTCTTGGCTTCTGGCAAGGGTTATCAAGTTCTGTCTTCAAAAATTTTTTAAATTAGAGAGGGAGGGGGGAGGGGGTTGCCCCGGACCCACCCCCCTTTGCAT